ATGAAGCTTAAGCTCGACACCAAGACCGTCGCCGGACTGACTTTGACCAAGGGCCGGGACGAAGAATTCGCCTGGGATACCGACCTCGAAGGATTTGGATTCCGGCTCCGGCGCAGCGCCGACGGCGTGAAGCGGACCTACGTCGCGCAGTACCGGTTCAATGGACGGACTCGCCGGCTCCTGGTCGGGGGCCCTGAGCTCACTCCCACGCAGGCGCGGGAATCGGCGCGCAAGACCCTGGCCGCAGTCAGTCTCGGGCGTGACCCACAGGCTGAGAAGCAGGCAAAGCGGCTCGAGGCTGCTCAGACGTTCCGCTCCATGGCCAGGGAGTATCTCGGCGCCAAGCAGTCGGAGCTGCGGCCGGTTTCGTTCCGGATTGCCGAGCTCTACCTGACCAACCCCAGCTATTTTGGCGCCCTACATGCGATGAGCATCGGCGCCATTACCTACGCCGACATCAACACCTGCCTCGCTCGCATCATTCGCAACCATTCGTCCCACACTGCCGCGGCCGCCCGGCGTGCGCTCTCGACAATATTTTCTTGGGCGATGATGGAGGGACACCTCGCTATCAATCCGATCGTCAGGACCCGCAAACCCGCCGAGGCTGAGCCACGTGATCGCGTGCTCACCGACGCCGAGCTTGTCGCGATCTGGAACGCCTGCAGTGGGGACGCGGATATCGATCACATGATCCGGTTGCTATTCCTGCTCGGTAGCCGGCGCTCAGAGGTCGGTGGCATGGCATGGTCCGAGTTCGACCTTAAGGCCGGTACATGGCGCTTACCGCCGGAGCGCTCCAAAAACGGCAAGGCTCATACCATTGTGCTGCCGAAATCGGCGCTCGAGATCCTCGCCTCGATACCGCGCTCGGAGGAACGGGATCACCTCTTCGGCGCTCGCGACGTCGGTTTCACCGCATGGGGATACGCCAAGGCGGAACTCGATCGGCGCCTGGGTGACAAGGTAAGGCCGTGGAAAATTCACGACGTTCGCAGAACCGTTGCCACCGGCATGGCCAACATCGGAATCGAACCGCACATCATCGAAGCGGTACTCAATCACTATTCCGGTCATCGCAGCGGTATCGCTGGCATCTATAACCTGGCGACTTATCCGGCGCAGGTGAAGGCCGCACTAGAGCGTTGGAACCAGCACATCATCGCCATGGTCAAGGGGCGGAAGAGCAACGTCGTGGCGCTGACGCGCGCGAAGGCACGCCGATGAAGCCGGCCGGCGCCGCTGAATTTCTGGCTCGCCGGGCTGAACGGCGCCGGGTCGAGCGAGCCGTACTGTAGGACTTTGTCGCCGCCGTGCGCGCCGGAGACAAAGTGCTTTGCGGGCAGGCGATGAAAACGCTCGACGTGCGCGTGTACTTTGGATGGAGGCGGGCAATGCGTGCCGTCGCCAATGTGCCCGCGCCGGAGGATTTCCGAGCTTGGTTCCTGCAAGTGTGGGTACGGTCGGGAGATCATATCAGCAGCGAGGACGATGATTGTGTCCTGATGGACGCGCTCTGGTCACTTCTACCCCGCTATTCCGGTGGAAAGCTCATCACGCTCTATAGTTTGTGGAATCGCCGCCGTCGAAGCAACGGCCTGTCGTGGACCGAGGATTCCGAAGTCGCGCGTTCGTTCGCGGATGGGCCGTATCGGACGTTTGAAGGCGGTAGTGTCTTGCTCAGGACCGTTGCTCCGGCAAAGGCGATAATCTGCGCTCCCGCGCTCAAGGCCATTCGAGTGGTTTGCCATGGCTGAGGCTGACGAAAAAGTTAGCATACCCACGCTGCAGGCGTGGAGCCCGCCAGTTCTTGTTGAAATTGACGAAACCGGCGCGGGGATCCACAAAATCACGAGGGAACTGTTCGCCGGCGCGGGAAACGTGCCCAGGGTCTCTACCGGTTGGTTTCACACGGTGAACCTCGACATTCCACCGTCACCAGCACTGGAATGGCTGAAAATTCGAGCCGATGCCCTTCGTGCTTCAGAGGACAGTATAAAGCGGGTGTCGGACGTCTCTCGCAAACTCAAATGCGAGATGTATGAGGCGATGCGACGCGGCCAAGTTGACGCTGCCTGGACGTCGAGATCGATCGAGTACGAGTTGATTAAACGGGGTTGGTGGCCGCGAACACGACCGTGGCGATCGCGGCGCTGATTTTCCTTCCCTTCACCTTACTGCGCATCGGACAAATTTTTTGCTTGCACCCAGAATTCTGGGTGCGCGCAATCTGCTGGGGCATGCACCATCGTGCGTGCAATGCAGAAGGAAGCGTGTCGTGTCCCGTCGTAGCTCTTCCGCGGCCGTATGCATCGACGACGCCGCGGCCTTGCTCAAGCAACACGCGGTCGGCTCCCCAGAGTGGTGTTGGTTGATGGGCATCGCCCCGATGAAGGAAGCGAGCTCGCTTTCAGGGCTTTCGGTTGACGGCCTCAAGCGGCATCACGCGGACAAGGTCAAAGATCTTTCCGAGCGCAGATGCGGCATGCGTCGTCTTGATGCCCTGACGATTGGGCGTTCACGGAACCCGTAAAAGGCAAACCCCGGCCGCCGAAGCGGTGGCCGGGGTTTCCTCTTGCTGTAACGCCGCGCCAGGCAGCGCGGCTAACCAAAGGTCGGCACTGATGTTCGAACTAAATCGGGCGACGCCCGAAGTCAACCTTACTGCTAATCCTCACCCCAACGAATCGGTACTCGAGGGGCTCGCTGCCACCATCCGCGACGCACATGAGGCCGTTCTCGCAGCTACCGCTAACGCGTTAGCGGCGGCCCTTGATGCTGGGGACGCGCTGATCACTGCGAAAGCCCGTGTGACGGAAGTCCGTGTGACGGGAGGGTGGACGCCTTGGGTCCAGAAATACTGTCGCCTGGGCGAGAGCACGGCCAGGCTCTATATGCAACTGGCTCGTCATCGCGCGAAGATCGAATCAGAAGTTGAACGCGTCGGGGAATTAACCCTATGCGGCGCGCGTCGACTTATCACCAAAAAACCGCCGAAGCAGCCCACCCCTAAGCCTCATTTGCTGGTCGCTTGGCGCAACTCGACCGACCGCGAGCGCACGGCCGCGCTTGAGGCAATTCCGCTCTTGGATTTTCTGCACGCGATGCCGATGGCGTGGCGCACCGAACTCACGGCTCGCGGCGCCGGTTTGCACGATAAGCAGCCAGGCGAGCCCGACGCGCGCATCTCGAAGGCTCTGCGGACGGCACTTTCCCACGTCGTGGCCGCCGATCAACCCAAAATTGGAAAACCCGCGGCCCAGGGCCAGGAGAATTCGGCGCTCACCGCGCTGCGTACGATCCTGACAGTGCTGCGCGGAATCGATCGAGATCTGCACGGCGTCGAAATCGTTCTCAAGCCTAGGCAAACCGACCAGACGAGGAGGCGCGCTGCGTAATTCCCGTCCATCGCCTGATCATGGTTTCCGGCATTCGCCGGAGATGCCGCGGACCCAATCCCGACTGCGGCAAAGGAGGCGGCCTCCCGGTCTCGAACACCGGGAGCCGCAGGGATGAAAACCCAGGAGGTTGAAGATGGTTCACTACTCTAACGGCAACGGAACAGCAACCCGGATGCCGGTGATCACTGGGCAGTCACTGGTACATCGCCAGTTGACCAAGAAGCAGAGAGCCGTGCTCGCTGCTGACGTGGCCGATGGGGTGACTCGTTACGAGCAGATGCTCAACGAGATCGCCCGGAGTTTCGGCATCAGTGTGGCGTATCTCGGGATCGCACGCGGGCTTTCGCCGGCCAAGCGCAACGCGATCTTGCAGGGGCTGGACCTGACCAGCTTCACGAAGTTGTTGAGCCTGCCGCATCAGCCTGCGCTGCCGGCTCCCACCATTGATCCAGCTCACCTCAGCGATACCCAGCTGGAGCGGGTCATCCGCTCTGCTGGCGTCGAGCGGGTTCTCAATGTTGCGGCTGCCGTCGAACATTGCATGCAGTAACTGCGTAGGAACAAACTCGATGGCGTCGCCCGCGATTGCGGTCGCGGGTGGCGCCAATTTCTTCGAGGAAACTTTTTACTGGAATTTCGTCATGTCTGTATTTGAGCACCCCGAACGCCGCCCCTTAGGTGCCCACATCTGGCCCAAGGATCCGCACGGATTCTATGTCGAGCCGACTTGGGTCCCCGAGCGGTTATTCGCCGTCGAGTCCTTTGTTGGCACCATAGCCGATCGCGCGTGCGGTCTCGGTCGCATTCCTGAAGCAGGCCGTCGTGCCGGACATGATCGTCTTATTGCCACCGATATTGTTGATCGCGGTTATGAACACTTCGACGGGGAACTCGATTTTCTCCGCAGCGATGACGACGTCGAGAACCTCGTCAGCAATCCACCGTTCCATATCTGCAACGAATTCACCCGCCACGCGCTGCGGCTCGCCACTCGAAAGGTCGCCTTGATCTGGCTGGTGCGCCGGCTCAATGCCGCACACTGGCTGCAGGGCACACCACTCGCGCGCATCGCGCTGGCTGCACCGAGATCCCAGAAGGGGGACATGACCGTGCGCATTCGTCTCCCGAATCGCCGCCCCGCACTGACCTTTGATTTCGAGGTCGGCGGCTTGCGCTACGTTGCCACGGTTTCGAAATTTTCCGATGGGCGATTAGCCGAGATCTTCCTCTCGAACCACAAAGCCAATTCCGCGGCCGATGTCGCCGCGCACGATGCCGCAATCACGTTCAGCTTCGCGGTTCAGCACGGTGCCGATCCTGAAGCGATCCGCCTAGCCTTGTGCAGAAACGAAAACGGCAGCGCTAGCGGTCCACTCGGCGCGGCACTCGACATTATCGCGGAGGCGTCGCCATGAGCCGCGGCGGCCGCGCATCTCGCCAAAAGGGCAATAGGACCGAGCGGGCCGTGGTGCGCCTGCTGCAGGACCACGGCTTTGCCGCTGAGCGCGTACCGCTGAGCGGGGCCGCGCGTGGACGTTTTGGCGGTGACGTTAGCGTACCCGCACTAGGTCGCGACTTGCGTGGTGAGGTGAAGTGCCGCGGGAACGGTTTCAACCGGCTGTACGACTGGCTCAAGGGCCACGACTTCCTGGTTATTCGCGCCGATCGCAAATCGCTTCTCGTCGTCGCCAGGATTGAGCTCGCCGCTGAAATCGTCATGGCGGCTGAGCGCAAAAAGGGGGGCGGGCCATGAAGATCATCACGGCGGACGAGCGCCTGGCGGAGAAGAGCGGCCCCAAGATCTTGATCGTTGGTCAGAGCGGGGTCGGTAAGACATCATTGCTGCGCACCTTGTCCGCGGAAATGTTGGCCTCAACCGCGGTCGTCGATATTGAGGCCGGCCTCCTCGCCGTAGTCGACCTTCCGGTGGCGAGCGTGCGCCCGCGAACATGGGACGAATGCCGCGACATCGCGTGCGCCGTCGGTGGTCCCAATCCGGCATTACCCGCGACCGCCAGCTATAGCGAGGCGCACTACAACGAGGTGATGAAGAACCCTGAGCTTGCAAAGCTCGTATCTTTCACCACCCTGTTCATCGATGCCTTGAGCTCTGCGGGCCGGCTCTGTTTTACCTGGGCGGAACAGCAACCCGAAGCCTTCACTGATCGCGGTAAGAAGGATCTGCGCGCGACCTACGGGTTGCACGCTCGGAGCATGCTTGGCTGGTTAAATCAATTGCAGCACGCGCGCGAGCGCACCGTCGTCTTCGTTTGCGTGCTCGAGAGACACGTTGACGATTCCAATATCGCGACCTGGCAGCCGCAGATCGAAGGCGGAAAGACCGGGCGCGAACTGCCGGCGATCGTCGACGAGATCATCACCATGCAGTGGATCGATTTCGGCGACCGCAAGCCGGTGCGCGCGTTCGTATGCACAAATCCCAACCGTTGGGGTTATCCGGCCAAGGATCGCTCCGGCCGACTCGAACAGCTTGAACCGCCGAATCTTGGCAGGCTGATCGAGAAGCTCACCCGTCCGGGTCCGCGCAAACCGTTCACCGTCGTTTCACCCGAGCAATCCGCTCAAACTTAAGAGGAGGCAACCAATGCCTTATGACTACACCGATGCCCCACCACCGCAATTCGAACTGATCCCGCACGGCACGACCGCCACCACTGTTTTGCACATCCGCGCCGGCGATGTCGGCGAGGACGGGATGTTGAAGCGCAGCAAGGACGGTGGCTGCGAAATGCTCGACTGCGAGTTCACCGTCGTCGATGGACCGTACAAGGGTCGCAAGTTCTGGGAGCGCATGATACTGGCGGGCATCACCGACGGGCATGCGAAGTCCGCGGAGATCAATCGCGGGACGCTCAAGGCCATTCTCGATTCCGCGCTTGGCCTCAAGCCCGATGATGCAAGCCCGCAAGCGCGCGCTGCCCGCACGGTCAGTCTCAAGCAGTTCGAGGGCATGGCGTTCATCGCTAAAATCGGCATCGAGAAGGGCGCTGCAAAGAACGACGGCGGCGGTGAGAACTGGCCGGACAAAAACATCCTGGCGGGAGTGATTACACCCGACAAACGCGATTGGCACCCTGTCGAGCAGCCACCGCCGTTCGACGGTGGAAACAGCGGGGGCGCAGCATCTACCGCGCCTTCCGGGTCTACGCCTCCCATCGCGCGGCCAGGATGGGCATCGTGAGGAAGAAGATCCGCGGCATCGGACACGTCTCTCTGTCCGCACTCGAGGACCAGTGGCAGCGGGACTCTACCGCTGCCGCTATTGCCGGCGCGCGTGGGGTCATCCGGACGGATGGCCCCATCCCGCCTGGCACGCCGATTGGGCGTCTAAGTGATACCGAATGGGGCTGGATTGTCGCTGCAGTCCTGTTCGCCTGGATTTCTATGCGGGCGCAGCAGGCAACGTCGGAGGAGATCGACACCGAGCGCACCATCAGGATGGTGGCGCTCGACCCACAGCCGTGGGACGCCGGCTGCACGGCGGCAATTCTGCCCGACCTAGCGGATGAATGTTCCGATCTTGATTGGACGAAACCGCTCACCGAATGGTCACAGGAAACAATGATCGAGTTTCTGCTCAAGGCCATGCGACTGATTCGCAAAGCCATGATCGCGCGCGACCAGAGCGAGAAGAGCATTACTCGGAAATCGAGCGCGAGCGCAATTGCGCGCCAGGCCAACGCCGCCGCCGGCGGACCGCTGATGACGCCCGACGAATTCAACGATGAGATCGGGATTTGACCCAGTGCTCAACCTCAACCGCGCCAACCTTTCGATCGAACCGATCAACGTCGCCATCAACGATGCGATCGAACGCGTTGCGGCAACGGCAGCGGAACTCCCGCGTCCCTACCTGGGCGCATCGATCATCGGACACGAATGCGCCCGCCGCATCCAATATGATTGGTGGTGCAAGCCGGAATTGGCGGCCAGGACGCGCGAGATCTTCGATCGTGGACACTATTTTGAGGAGCGCGCGCGCCGGCACCTCACCGCAGCTGGCTTCAAGTTTGCGCCACCGGAGGCGCTAGCCTTCACCGCCGCTGCCGGCGCGCTACGCGGACACACCGATGGCATTATCATTCACGGCCCTAATCTACTGGGCACCTATCTGATCTATCCCGCGATCTGGGAGCATAAGTGCGTCAATACTAGGAACTGGCGCGCGCTTGAGCGCGACGGACTCGAAAAAACTTTCCCGCAATACGCCGCGCAAGTCTCGCTTTATCAGGCCTATCTCAACGTCGCCAATCCCGCGCTTTTCAGCGTAACAAACGCAGACACATGCGAGTGGCTACACTTCCTCGTCCCGTTCAACGCCGAGCGCGCGCAACTCTGGAGCGACCGCGCCGTCAATCATCGAGGCGACACGCGCGGGTGAATTGCTTCCGCGCGCCTACGACGATTCCGGGGATTGGCGCTGCCGGATGTGCCCCCACAAAGAGCGGTGCTGGAGATGAGCTATGGCCCTCCCGCCGGAAATCACCGCTCGTCGTGATCAGCGTGGCTCCAAGCTCGGAGATGTCATTCGCCGATTATCCTCGAACAGCGATGGCGAAATCGTTGCCACGGTTCATGCCATGCTGCGCATGCTGGAATCTTTCGGCGCGGACATTCATGCGCTCGCCGATCACGTCGAGAACGGCGGCGGCCTGACCGAAGCAGACAAGCAAAAGATTCGCACCGAAATAGAGAACGCTCGCGCTCTCGCCTACGCCCAGGGCGTAAGGGCGGCAGAGGCAAAGCAGCACGGCACCGGCGCGTTCCGCAACACTGATGGCAACCCCGAGTGGACCGAAGTCGCGCTATTCGTGCAGCGCGAGAAGCATCGGCTTCCCGACAGGCACCACGAATTCATCGACGATATGGCTTCGCGCACCGTGTTCGAGCGCGAGCCAACGGTGAAGCAGCACCAATACCTACACAGCCTTTTCTACAAGCTCGGAGGCAAAGTCACATGAGCCCGCAGTCGCGACAAAACAGCGCGACTCCCACCGCGCTCGAGGCCGCGCTCGACTATACGCGTTGCGGCACTCCGGTCTTTCCGTGCAACCCGATTGACAAGAAGCCGCTCACCGCCAACGGCTTCAAAGATGCGACCAGGGATGAAACGCAAATCCTCGCGTGGTGGCAGCAATATCCCAACGCGATGATCGGTGCCCCAACCGGTCCCGCAAGCAACATGTGGGCGATAGATCTCGATCTCGATCCCGCCAAG